AGGTTCGGGTGGTAATAATTCAACAGCTTCAGGCAGTGCTGGCGGAACAACTACTTTTAGTAACCTAAGTGCTGCTGGTGGAAATGGCGGAACTCTAAATAGTGGTGGAAATGGGCAGGGAAATGGTTCTGCTCCAACAGAAAACTATCAAGGCGGTCGCACAGGCAATTCAAGCGGAACTCCATATAAAACAATTACAGGAAATAGTACGACTGGCGGCGGCGGTGGTGGTGGATCATCTTATGAAGGCAGTGGAAATCAAGGTAATGGAGGAGCTGGCGCAGGATCAGGCATAGGTACTGGTGGAACTGGCGGAACAATTAATAGCGGAAATGGTGGTTTTACTACCGCTGGAAGCAGTGGAACTGGATATAGTGCAGGTGGTGGCGGTGGCGCAACAAAAAGAACAGTTACTTTTTCTGTTGGTGGCGCTGGCACAGCAGGCGTAATCTACGTATTGAGAGGATTCTAATATGTTCAACTTTGCAGTCCTTGATGGAGAAAATATACTTAATACAATAGTTGCAGATTCTAAGGCAATTGCTGAAGAAATTACAGGCAAGACATGTGTAGAATTTAATATTCCAAGTTGTGCAGAACCAGGTGGCACATATGTTGGTGGAGTGTTTATTCCACGTAAGCCTTACCCAAGTTGGGTGCTAAATGCAGACAATTTATGGGAGGCACCAGTTGCTTACCCAGAATTTGATCCAGAAAATCCTGTATTTTACACCTGGGATGAAACAACAACTTCTTGGATTGTAGAATAAAAAACTAAAGATATTTTTTTGGGGGTATTTATGGATAGAGATTTAGTGTATGTTCCTGAAATAGAGACTGCTCAGTGTTGGGGATGTAAGGAAGATTTTAAATTATATTCTGTGCAAAAAACTGGTATTAATTGGTGTAGAGTTTGTGCAATAAACAATAGATTGTCTGAACTAATAACTTTGCCAAATATTTTAAAAAAAATTATCAAATTTGCAGAAGAAAAAAATGAAAAAATTGATGATCGTCTTGTAGTTGATATTTCTGAGTTAGTTAAAGAATTACAAAAATAACCCTCTCATATTTCAGAGAGGGTATCTTTATGCCCTGAACTATCCAGGGAATTTATTAAGCCACTTATTTACAGCACCTTTATTGTAAGATGACCATGAACTCCAATCTTCCCCGCCCCTAGTCATACGATATGCAATTTGTGCATTTATGACGGGATTGAAAAGATCAGCATTATGCTCTAGATCAAATCGCTCACGGCGATCCTCTCCAAGCATATCTAGCATATTAATTTGAAAGACGCCAAATGAGGAGTCTCCAGTTTTGATGTTTCCGTTAAAAGCAAACGGGCGACCATTGGATTCAGCCTTAGCGACTGCATAGGCAGTCTTTAGACCTTTTCCTTTGAAACCCACTGCTCTAAGTAATTCAACCAACTGGCTGTCAGTTAAACCTGTAGCGTTATTATATTTTTCAAGTACCTTGTCATTATTAGCCTTAGATAGCAAAAGAGCCGCCTTGTGGGCGGCAGCAACTGCTGATTCGTTAGATTCATAAGACAAGTTATTCTTAGCAGCGGCATTTGGAATAGCACCCAAAAGTGTTACAATTCCAAACATAGTTGCAAGAACCCCCGATAGTATTTTTCTGTCTCTCAAGTTTTTCCTCCTTAGAAACGCAATAGCACTGTAATTAACAGTGCTATGCACTAAGTATAACATATTTTGACCTTTTAGGTCAAGTCAAGCACAAAATAAGTAAAATATAAATATTTCAGAGTGGTATAATAAACTATTATGGCGGAAACCAATACCTATGATCTACCCTACCCAACAAATGCTAGTCCTGTAAACGTTGCAGGCGACATACAGGCATTGGCAGAAGCAGTTGATGCTATTCTGCCTAGCCTTGGGCTTCCNTATCANACGTTAGAGGTTGTTAATAATACTGGCTCAACAATTGCAAAAGCAACACCAGTTTATATTTCTGGGTTTGGAACAAGCAAACCACGTATCTCAAAATCTGATGCCGACACGCTTTCAACATTTCCTGTAATTGGATTAACACAGGCAGCAATTGCAAATGGTAGTGATGGTGTTGTTTTAATAAGTGGAGTTTTTAGTGATGTAAATACCTCGTCATTTTCTGTAGGTGCTAGACTTTATGTTGCATCAGGTGGAGGACTTACAACAACAAAACCAACAAGCGGTGGTGGCGTAATTGGCGTGGTAGCAAAATCAAATGCATCAACAGGTATAATTATTGTAGGAGCAAATAAAGGTAATGGAACTTGGGGTTCTATGAAAGCAGGATTATCATGACAAGTTATAGAAATACAGGCGCATCGTCTTTTTCAATTAATAATACACCACCAACAATATCTTGGACGCTAGTTCGTGGAGACACTCCAGCATTTAGAGTTTATGTAACAGATGAAAATAGCGACCCCTTAACTATTGAAGATTGGGACCTTGCCATGGACATAGTTAGACCATCTAGCACAAATGCCGTTATAGTGGCCGTAACTCCTGGAATTTCTGCAGATGATGATGATGGAGAATTTACTGTAGCCTTGAATGCAAATCAATCTGAGCTATTGGCAACCAATGATATTTTTGATATTCAAATATCTGATGCAACTAGAACTTGGACTATTGCTAAAGGAACAATAACTGTAATTGAAGATGTAACTGGTCCATACGAAAGTTAATCCATGACCCTTAAAAGAGTTGTTTCTCTTTCACCTAAAAATACTTTTATTAAAAAAGTCAGTTATCCTAAAACAGATGTAAAAGGAATATATCCCTATAGGGTTAGGTTTGAAAATATTGGAATTTCTTCTGCTCCATCAGCGGGAATCGGAGTAGCAGTAATCGGCACTAGTTTTGTTATTTTGTGATATAATCTTTTATTATGGCTATAGTTCCTATTAATACCCTGAAGACAAAGTTTGAAACAGGCGACAGGCCTACTCAGCAAGACTTTATGGACCTTATTGATACTACTTCATACCGTGCTGATTCTTTAGGCGGGGATGGAAACAACTCCGTAACCATAAACGGAATAGAATCTCCAACAGCATTTGACACTATAGACACATCAACATGGAGAACTGTAAAGTATTTAATTCAACTATCCAATGCTGCTTCTAGTTCCTATAGAAGCACAGAAATCAACATAGTTTTTGATGGTACCAATCAAAACATAACTGAATACGGTTCAGTTAAGAACAACAATAGTGATGTGGGAACAATTTCTGCAGCACTAAATTCTGGTACAATTACTATGACGGTTACCCCCGTCTTAAGTCCGATGACCATACGGTATTACCGTACAGGTTTGAAGGCCTAAACCCCATAAGGAGAAAATGATGGCGACAGTCAATAAAGACTTCAGAATTAAGAATGGGCTCGTCGTTGAGGGAAGCACAGCAACCGTCAATGGATCAAACGTTCTTACAGAAGCATCAACTACATTTCTAGCAGAGTATGTTGCAGATACCGTTGGAGCAATGGTTTCAAGCAACACCGAGTCTGGTATTTCAGTAAGTTACCAAGACGGAGACAACACACTAGATTTTAATGTTGACGATTTTACAATTACACTTGGTGGAGATCTTTCAGGTTCTGTAACAATTACAGATCTTGCAAGTGCAACTCTTACCGCATCTATTGCAGCAGACTCTGTTGCACTAGGCACAGATACAACAGGTAACTACGTAGCATCTGTTACATCTGGCACAGGACTTTCAATTACATCTGGATCAATTGGAGAAGGTTCAGCAGTAGTCATTGCAAACGATGACAAAGGTTCTTCACAAAACATTTTCAAAAATGTTGCAATTACTGGTGGAGCAACTGTTTCAGCAGACTCAAATGATGACACTGTAACATTTACAGCAGGAACTGGTATCGGTTTAGTTGCTGCTACATCAACAGACACAATTACAGTTAACAATCTTGGTGTTCATACAATTACAGGAACAGCAAATGAAATTGAAGTTTCTGCTGCAACTGGATCAGTCACAATTGGTCTTCCAGACAATGTGACAGTTGGCGGGAATTTAACAGTAACTGGCGATCTAACTGTAAATGGAACCTCTACTGTTCTTAATACAGAAACTCTTGCAGTAGAAGATAATATAATTCTTCTAAATAGCAACGTTACAAGTGCTCCATCAACAAACGCAGGTATTGAAGTTGAGCGTGGCTCATCAGCAAATGCATCTTTATTCTGGAATGAGACAACCGATAAATGGACAGTAAATGATTCTACTACCTCCAAGGCAATTGCTTTGGTTGGAGATGCAACATTTAATACCTTCTCAACATTCACAGATGGTTCAAATAACGCAGAACCAGATTCATCATCTGACACATTCACATTCAGTGCTGGAACTGGTATAACCGCTGTAGTTAACGCAGGAGCAGACAGTTTAACAATTACAAACGTAGGTG